TTAGCCCTAGTCAGCGAGGCTAGGAGCCTCTCTTTCGTGTCTTGTCCTGTATTAATTGTGGTCATTGTCAAACTCCTCTGTGTTTACAGGGTCAGTAGCCTCGAAGTAGAAATCATTTTCCTCCCCAGATAGGAGCCACTCACCCATTGCTTTTTTAAATCCTTCTTTCATCTCTGCTTGTGACGGGTATTCATCGTGGTCAACTGTTATGCAGAACCCACTAGGGAATACCGCCCAATTAGTACTCATGCTTTCCACCTTATGGTTGATATTGTTGTGCCTGTAATCAGTGAGTTCTTACCGCCTTGCTTTACGAGGATAGCTGACTGCCCTCCCTCCAGTAGGAGAGTACACATCTCACGAATGAGTTCGAGTACCCTCTCTACCTTGTTGTGGGCGGTAATGAAGGAGAGAACATGAACGTCCTCCACCACGTTCTCCCCCTCGCCGTTGCGCCATACTCCTGTAACGGGTGTTACAGTCATGCCGCCAGCCTCTTCTATGGTTTCCTCTACCAAACCGTCTAACTCCTCTGTACTGGCCTCACAGGGTATGTATATGGCGAATTCTACGCCGATGTCAGTTTGTTGTAACAGCATTGTTTTCCTCCTTGATGATGTAAGACCTTATTTCATCCCTAGCATACGCAAGCTGCCCAATAGCCTCGTCAGCTTGCCTTGATACAGCGCAAGCTGAATCGTATACAGCGTTTGCTTGCGATTGTAGGTCATCAGCCTGATACTCCATCTCTTCAGCGTCTAGCTTAATACCTTCCACATAGCTTAGTGCCTCTTCTACCAGTTGCAGTTTGTCTTTAATGTCATTGAGTTCCATGTTATTCTCCTTCATGAATGAATGTTGTATAGCTGTCATCTACGTGTACTTCATCAATGATTATCGTATCATCACCGCCTCCTCCTAGCTCCTCGTCAGGGTACATTAATGCCCACTCTGCAAGAGCCTCCTCTACTGTCTCTAGCTCGTATACAGCGTCATTATATGACCCCTCTATGGTGTATTGAATCCCGAATGTCGGCATGTCGAAAACCTCCTGTTGAAAAATTGATTTGGCACAATGTTACACCCACAGCCAAACATTGTCAATACTGAAATTTTATTACTGAAAAACGCTTCAGTATTGCGCTGTCTGGTTGAGTGTGGTATTGTTTTGGCATGAGAAATTATTCAACAGGAGAAAGTGCAGTAATGGAACAAACAACTCATTGTGGTTTTTGTAATAACATGAGATTTTTTCTATCAAATAATGAAGAAGGTTTTAGAGATTTACAGAAATGTGACGAATGCAATGTTTTTGAAAGTGATTCTGATGCAAAAGCATATGTGAAAACATACATTTTACCTACATATGAACGACACGTTTGCTAGCTACGCTTGTCAGGTTTTCGACACTGACACGGCAAATAATGCCGATTTTAGGCACGAAATGCTGAACACGCTTGACAGTTGTCATACATATATCCATAGATATAACATGTATTGGCCAGTAGTTAGTGTCACAGGCATCCCAGTAGCTAGCTGCACAGGCATGAAATCCCCCCGGGGGCGAACCAAATTTCGAGCGAAATTTCAGCAATTCCCATTCATGAATGGGAATACAGGAACCAGAAAGCATGAAACAAATTGCATGAAAAAACTTAGGGGTTGTATTGCGTTGGGCGTTTGGTATGGTCTTAATCACTGGGTTGCTGGGTCTTACTAGGCGAATGCCCCAGTTGTCCTGAGCATGACATTAAAAGGCTCCAAGACCAAGCCGAAAACGTCCGAAAAAGGAGCGGACAAAAGCCAGGAATTTTTCAATAAATTTTAGTCACGAAAGGAGCCAAAAATGGCAGCAAAATTACCCTATAGTTTTACAATGAAAGTCAACAAGGAAACATCCAACACGTACACCCTAGGAAAAGCTAATAGTTCGTGTTTTATCACTTCCCTATACCTAGATAAAATGTGGTTATCCGAGGTTGACGAAATCACGCAACCAGTGAACGAGAAAAGCACATTTGAAGTCACGATAAAGAGGTTGACATAATGAGCCTACCAAGTGTATTTGACCGCTATCAGTGGATAAAGGGCGCATGGGCGAGCAACTCATGGAGCAAACATTTTATCTCAAATGATAGCGTCACAACAGATTATAAAAATTGTAATGGTGTCTGCGCTGAAGGTGCTATACATGTTGACATGGGAAGGCTTGACGATTACAGGTCAACTGTTGGGTTGAAGTGGGATTATCAAGCTTCAACAAGGAGTAAAAGCCCAAGCCTGCACCAATCTGACAAGGTGCAGCAGCAGATTGATATATTTAACTTTCGCGATTCACTGCATCGTGTCGGCGACTGGATAGCGTCCGACTTCCTGCGCTCTTGGGTTGATAAGAAAAAGAACCAAGAATTGATGCGACATAGGACAAAACCACGTTGTGAGTGTTGGTTATATCAAAGCAAGCTTGACAACACGATTACAGAAATTGACGGCGTCAAGTACTGCATGGATTGGCGTGTTGCGAAGGATGAATACGACCACAACAACATTCCAACTTTCAACGACCAAAGAGGCATGAAGGAAAGTGTTATTAAGGCTTTCCTCACAGACCTAGACCGACACCCTCACTATGTGGCGGTTCGCTCGCTTCTCCGACTTTCACCAAAGCAATTCGAGCGAGTAGAAGAGGGCTTCAGAAAAGCATATAAAAAACTTGATAACCCAGTGTACAAGTACGACCACATTATTGGCTCTGATACCGACATGGGAAGGTTTTATAAAGCACTAGTGGAGACGAGGTGTTTATAGAAAAAATTGCTGAGTGGCTAGGCTATGCAAGTCTAGCCATTCTCAGCTTTATATTATGGATTGGGAGGAAAAAATGAATCTTGACGACTTTCTAGAAAACATAAAAAAAATAGCACCAAAATCACCAATTGAATGGACGGCTTTCGCCATGGCGCATTTAGCCTTGGCATCCGAACTGCAGTCTAGAGAAACTGGCGTGTATGGACGAGGGAAAAACCATCTTCGGCGCATGGGTTGTGACCCAGTGCAGCACATGAACAGTCTACTTGATGCACTTGATGTATTGGAGGATGTGAGGGTGCAATCATGCACCGCAATACTGGCGTGTGGTTGCCATCTCAACAACCTAGGAGATGAATGGGCTATTGACCCTTGTGATGCTCACATTGAAGCCTTAGACGGTAGATGTCCTATTACTTACTGGGCGCAAAGTGAGGCGGGCGAGGAACATATAACAAATCCTAAAACCTTATCCGCTAGCTATCACAAGCCATTTATACCGCCGTCCGATGCCGAAATGGAGACCATCGCTTTAACTGGTGACTCTTCCAAAATAGGACGCCAATTTATACACATGCCTCAAAGTTATGTGACCAAAAAAGATAACCGAATCGCAGAGCGTTTAATAGGGAGTGTGGATGATGCCTCAAACATGGACTAAGTGGCAGAAGTACCAATTCCGAAAAGCACCTGTAACGGATTCCTCAGACATACCGCAACGTGTCAGGGTGAAGGCTCGCACATGTTCCCATCACTTTGGGAGTGTGTCGGATATTGACTCAACAATGCTCCATTTTAACCTTGACGAGGAGCGCACATGTGTTTATTGTTCTATTCCACAAGTAATCATAAGGAGATTGAACAATGACGGATGACTATTATATACATATGCAGATGGCAAGCATGAGGGAAATCATGGTGGGGTCTGGTGGTTGCGGTGAAAGCTACACCAGCACCGCACCGTTGAGGGTAACCTATAAAGGCTTTCCCACCACTTGCACTGATTCAAGACATGATGAGGCTTGCAGAGTTTCGCACATGTCAGCCAGCGACCAAAAGAGTTTTGCCAAGGCGCAAGCACTAGCGAAACAAGTCAAGCACGAATGCTGGTATGGGTGCAAGATTGCCACCATGTGGCACAAGTTGAGGAGTTAAACATGCAAACACCAAACAGCCACGAGGGAGAGACAATGGTGAGTGGATACTGGCAACAAACACACGTGAACCAACTACACAAGGCGAATAAGAAAATTGATGCACTGGTGGATGTGTTAGACAAGCTATCAGAGTCGAACTCACATAAGCACGCATTAGACAAGTTGACACATAAGATGCTCGAAACAATAGTGGCGAATGATGCCGACCGTGTAGCCAGAATTAAACGGCTTGAGGCTCTAGTTGGTTCTATGGCTCTACGTATTACAGAGTTAGAACAAATTAACAAGATGCCAGAACACCGCCACCAGTACGAGGAAGACGAGTTGCCCTATTGACCGCCACCACAAAACCTAACGCAGGCTATACACTGCGCACAAGTTTAGCCCTTACCACTTGCGAGGTAGGGGCTTTTTTGTGCCACTGAATAAAGGGTATATCCTAGAACACACATGAAAACATGGCTAGCCGTCAGTTTCACGGGATACTCTGCCGGATGTGGCATGCCCTCCGAAAGTTGGGGTTCGTCTCTGCCTCTATCTACACTCGGGTGCCCTAGCGCACACAAATTTTTGAAAAAGTAGTCTTTTCGCCCGGGGAAAGGCCGCATTCACCTACAAAACGGGGCGTTTGAATTTTTGAATAACGGCTGCGTTCGCGCGGCGCGGTATCAATCGCTGCAGTCTATCATATAACCGCATACAAAGCATTGGTACTTACACTTGTAGGCGAACATTCGGGAGCCGCAAAACGGGCATTGTAGTATTGTACGCAAGTGCTACTCCTGTGTGAAGGAAAGGGAGCCAGTTGACTCCCCATCCTTGGTCGGGGGCGAAAACAGAGGGCCACTTTCGCAGCCCCCTGCCGAGGAGGAGTGGTGCTTTCGCACCGGGAGGGTGCCAATTAATGGCACTGAATTTATTATATCACATAACTGGGTGGGTTGTCAATGGTGCCAAAGTATGGTATAATAGTATTATGGCTAATCGAGGTGGGGCACGGCCCGGAGCTGGAAGACCCCGAAAGGTAGATGTTAACAAAGGCGAAGTGGTCGCGCAAAAGTTGCAGACCGCGTTTCAAACTGGCCTTGAAGAGATAGGTACAAGTTTACCTAAGCTCATTCGTGCGAGCGTGGATAGTGCGCTGGGCGAAAGCAAGGATGCCGGGGCAGACCGCCGCTTCCTCATTAAGCTATTTTCAGAGATGGTAAAGATAACTGAGGACGACAAGACACCATATGCGCAGATGATGCAGCAATGGGTACAGCAGGTGCATGTAAATGTGGACGGAGAAAGCTCGGGACGTATTGAGGTTTCTGAACCTAGAACTATCCCACGAACAACAGGAAGTATTATTTCATCCGAGTCGCCTTAAACTAATAGGTGGCGGTGAGGGTGCCGGGAAATCTTTCCTCGGCGCGCTTACGGGTGTAGTACGCGGCATCGTTGATGCGCACGAGAACAGTTATGGAGAAGACCTCCTGTACTGGGTTGTCGGTGCTGACTTCGAGGACGCGCGTAAAGAACTTGAGTATATACACGAATGGCTTGATGAGCTGGGGTTAGTAGACAATAGTAAAACTTCTATCTCAACACATAAAGACCAGAAGTGTATATTGACAACAACCATAGGAGTGGTGTATGAGACAGTATCTGGATATGACCCGAAGAAGATTGGAAGAGAGCAGCCACAAGGTATTATTGGGTGTGAAATCAGTAGATGGCCCAAAGAGGTCTGGGATAGGTGCTATGGGCGGCTTGCTCGTAGATACCATCGAGGCTCTTGGGGATTCTTCAGCGGTTCTTTTGAAACAAGCGAAGGCTGGTTTCCAGAGATGTGGGAAGTTGGGCAATCGGGGAATGAATTAGACGTTTCAAGTTATTCTCTGCCAGCGTGGGCGAATCTATCGATTTACCCCGAGGGCGAGACTGACCCTGCTATACAGCAGTTAAGAGCACAGACCACGGAACCACGGTTTATGGCGAGATACGGCGGCAAGCCTCATCCTCCCATAGACAGTGTGTTCCCCGAGTTTAAGCATGTAGTACACGTAGACGCGCAAGTAGAGTTTGACCCTAACGAGTCTACATACATCTTTATAGACCCGGGCGACTTAGTGTACGCTTGTGAGTTTGTGCAGTTTATAGGTGATGAGGTATGGGTGGTAGACGAGTTATATGTGACACATTGGACGCACGAGCAAGTTATGCAGGGTGTACAGAATAAACCAGCGTGGAACAATCTGAAGGATGGAGTAATGGATATTGCAGGTACGCAGCACCACATGGGGCTGGGTAGTGCGTTTGAGGCTTGGCACAGAGATACAGGGCTTCAGATGCATGTTAACAAGTGGCCTGTGGATGCAGAGCTAGAAAGGCTACGCTCTGTGTTGTCGCTTAACCCCTCTACAGGGCGGCCTCGTTTGAGGATAAGTCCTAAGTGTCAGGGGCTCATCGCAGAGATGGGCGGCGGCGTAGCACCAGTACATGGCATCAACAGGTGGAAGATAAAAAATGGAAAGCCAGAGCCGCGTAATGACCATGCGTGTAAAGCTCTGTCATACGGATTACTTGAGAAGTTTGGTACGGCTAGAATAGATGACCGTTCAGAATTGAGTTCTGTTAGCTATCTTAGGGGTAGCGCAGATAAGAGTATATATGACAGTGTTCTGTGGCATAATCGTGAAGGAGTTAATCCGTGGCAGCCAACCTAGACGATATACTATCAGCAAGTGATAGATTTTACAGCGAGGCACATCAGCAAATGACTGATGCTGATAGGCTGTATAACCAAGACTTCTATCTTAATATAGACTTGCCAGAGAATATAGCAGTACATAAATCCTCTAAGGCTACACAAATTGTAGATAACCTTAGAGACCAGATACGTGTAGACGAACCAGTAGTAGTCTACCGCGAGAAGAGCCCAAAGCAGAAAGACCAAGAGCATAAAGCTATGATGGAAGTCTGGGGGCAGAACATGTTAGCGCAGCTTTCACAGGCTGGTATGATAGACCCTCTTGGGCAAGCACCTCACGACTTGATACTTCGTGGCGCGGCATGTGTTAAGATTATAGTACGCGAAGACAGTTTAGATGATAAGCCAGCAAAAGTCAGTAAGCGTGCGTGGGAAAGTGAAATGTCTCACAAGCCACACTTCTTACTGAAGCCTGTCGACCCTCTGAACTGTTATCCTTCTCCGGGCAACGAACTGACATACATGGTAGAGAAGCAGACCAGACGAGTCATAGACATACGTGAATCTTATCCACACTGGACTGACCCCAAGGCAAAGAAGCTAAGTAAGAACCTTACAGACAATCCTTTGCGTGAAGTTGAGTGGGTTGAGTTCTGGACTCGCGATGAGTATGTTGTAGAAGTTGATGGAGACCGAATTATTGAAAAGCCAAACCCATATGGGATAATCCCATACGTATATCGGTACAGTGGTCTGGGCCGCTATAATGCAGACGGAAATCCTAAACATCTCGCGGTGGGGATTTTACACAGCATACAGGGCGAACTAGAAGCCGAAATAGAAATCAAGACTGCTATGCGTGCTGCGTGGCAGTATCATGTATTTCCCAGATTGCTGACTACCGATGACCCCTCTCAAGTAGCCCAACAATTTCAAAAGGGGCCGGGTGCAGTAATAAAGCACTCCCCCGAAAGACCCCCTGAGTGGTTAGAGTCCCCACCGCCCAACCAGCACATGATGGAGTTCTTAGGTTCTATTGACGAGAGTATACGGCGAACGATACCTGCAGCTCTGATGGAGAGGCAGGCAGATGCTGGTATACACCAAGCCATGCTTATAGGGCAGGCTTTAAAGATTATCAGCCCCGTTAAGAAAGCTCTTAACTCTATTGGTACAGAGCTAATAAATAAACTGAGCCACCTAATGGGATGGTTTGAACTACCTATGTCCGTGAATGGGCCTCGTGAGGGTGCCTCAGAGCGAATGGTACGAGGTAAGGACTTTACACACCATCAATTCGAGGTGACCTTTGAAGCAACAGACCCGAGTGAAGACGATAGGAGAATGCTTAGTGCGCTTGCTGTCAAACGCGAGCCGGGACTTATTTCTCGGGCCACATACCGAGAGCGATTCCTTAAAGGAGTTATTCCTAATGGCGAAGAGGAAGAAGAGAAGATAATGGCTGAGGCTGTAGTTGACCAGCTTGTGCAGAGTGGGATGCTTGTACAACAGGTTATGGCACAGCTTCAAGCGCAGCAACAACAAGGCAATGCGCAGTCTGCTGCTGAAGGAATGGCAGGCAGGGTACAGGATATGGCAGGCGGTGCGGCTGAT